GAACGTCGATGCCGTGCCCCATCGATGCCGGGTGACCGATCATTAAAGAGCAGTCACCGGTCTTCCAGCGGTGCATGGCATCGACCAATGACGCCTCGCTCTTGCACTCGGTCAGGTTGATGGGGTCCAGGTGCTTGAACCGATCCATGATGCGCTGGGCGTCTGACCTGTAGGCATACGAGCACAGGACAGGCGAGCCTTGAGCCTCGTCTAGGATCTCCTCGAGTGCCTCGAGCTTCAGGTCATGGATCGGCTCCCACAACGGCATTCCGGCAATCGGGTACATGGCACCGTTGGCAAACTGTAAGCACTTGTTGGTCAGCGCCGCCTGGTTGAACACCTCGACCTCTTTGCCGCTATCAAGCTGCAAGAAGAACTCTCGCTCCAGTTTGTCGTACTTGGCCCGCAGATCTTCGGGCATTTCGATGTCGAGGTTGTTGATCATCAGGTCTGGCAGCGGGTTGTAGTCCTCTGCGCTCATCTCGAGTGTGATGTCGCCAATCAGCTTCTTGATGGTGTCCTCGGTGTCCTCGTAGGGCAGTTCCTTGTACGGTCCCACCTTGCGATAGAACCTGGTGCGAAACGCTGTCTTCGATGTGCCCAGCCGCTCGCCCCTGTCGACCACCAAGAACTGACCATGCAGATCCTTGTACCCGTTGCTGGCAGGGGTGCCGGTCAAGCCGGTAGTCCAATCAAACTTGTCAGCGATCTTGCGGAACGCCTTGACCCGGTTGGTGGCGCTGTTCTTCATCTTGCTGATCTCGTCCCAAACGATCCCGTTGAACGGCAGCAGGCGGTCCTTCTTGACGAAGTAGGTCTGGAGCGTCTCAGCCAGCCAGCCCAGGTTTTCGTAGTTGATCAAGTACACATCAGCAGGCCGCAGCAGCGCCCGTGTGCGTTGATCCTTAGTGCCTGTGACCATGCTGAACTTCAGGTGACTGGTGTGGTTCCACTTCGCAGCCTCTTGGCGCCAGACCAGTCGGATGACCCGGATGGGTGCAACGATGATCACGCCGCGCAGGAACGCGGTACGGATCAGGTGCGCCATCGCAGTCAAGGTGACGACGGTCTTGCCCAAACCCATGTCCAGCCACAACATCGAGTGGGGGTGAACGCATTGGAAGTTGACCGCCTTCTTCTGGTAGTCGAACAGGATCTCAGGGGTTAGCATATTCCATCATCTCGTCAATCATGCGCAGCCCATCGATGACCCCATCAATGACCCAGACATTGACCTTGTGTCCGCGCAGCCTGGTGTGCTCGCGGTCCTGTGCCGGTGTAGGCTTCTGCCCGCTGCGCTTGAACTCGCAGAAGAACATGCGACCGTTGGGCAGCACGAACAGACGGTCAGGCACAGCGGCTCGGGCCGGACTGGTGAACTTGTAGGCCAGCAGCCCGCGATCCTTAGCGTAGTCGCAGACCTTGGCTTCAATTTGTTTCTCAAGCATCACGCAATCCCCAGTGTGAGTTTCTCGATCTCTCTGATGTAGTACTCGAAGTCCACCGGCAGCACAGCATCCTTGATGTCGTTGCAGGGCTGCACGTTCCAGCCCGACTCGATGGAGATCTGGCGCCACTCGGTGTTGCCCTTGAGTGGTGGCATCCACTTGATCAGAGGCTTGCCACCCTTGGCGATGTAGTACCGGGTGATGTTCTGCATCTTCTCGGTGCCCCAGGACAGGTAGCTGTTGCGAGGCACCTTGGTGCGAAGCATAAAGTCCATGATGTCCGGCCATTCACGCAGCGTCTTGCGGATGGACACGCCATCGGTAAGCACCTTCTCGGTGACCCTGGCAACCACCAGTGCCCCGTGGTTCTGGTGCCACTCCATCTCCCACTCGTAGCAACCCTTGCGCTTCACAGACCCGTCCTCGTAGTGGGCGATGTAGTTGTTCACATCGCGCACCATCATGGTCTTGTAGATCGCCTCCTCGAGGTTCAGGCCGGTCTTGTGCTGCCAAGCTGTGCGAGCGGCATCGACAAGGTGCTTGTCAGTCCGTCTGACCCTCACGGTCAGGCCATCGGTGTTCACCTGGATGATGCGCAGGGGGATCTTCATCAGCGACTCGGCCAACATGCACAGCAACAACTGACCGTTGAGCGTGATGCTCATGGTGAACAACGGATCGTAGAACACGCTGAACTTGTTGTTGCTGTCACCGTAGACCCCGTTGAGCGCCAGCTTGAGCATGGCCGACTCTGCCGACTTCTTGGGGTAGGTCTTGCGCTGCTCGAACAGCTTGCTGTAAATAGAGACAAACTCCTTGCCCAGATGCGCCGGGTAGAACCCGTTGGTGATGGCAAGGTTTGGGTAGTACGAGGTGACATCCAAGTCAACGATGACGTACTCATCATCGGACTCAACCACCTCGGACTCAATCGATCCGTGGATGCCACCCAGTCCGAATACAAACTCGAAGTCCTTGACGTAAGCAACCAGGTTCTTGAACACACCCTTGGTCTCGGTGATGTCCTGCTCCTTGAGCCACTTGAGCACCTTGGTGAACTCGAGGTTCTCGAACGTGATCCACGGCAGGATGGCGTCCTTCAGAGAGATCACCGGGCGCTTGGTCTGCCTGGGTGTGCGACCACCTGGCCCAAACTCGTAGCAGTCCACACCGGCCTCCTCGAGCTTCATCACAAAGAAGTCCTTGCCGATCTTCGTGTCGTTGTGGTTCATGAAGTCGCGCTGGTACTTGGCAGTCAACTCCTCGCGGAAACTGATCATGTCCGTCGACTTGCGCAGAAACGCCTTGGTCTGGTCAACGTCATAGGCGTTGTACCGCTTAAGCACCTTGATCTGCTCGGGTGTCAACATGGTGCCGACCTTGAACGGCAACTCCTCGACGCTGCTCGAGCGCATGTTGAACTCGAGCATCTTCAGACTGGTGGACCTGGCCTTGTTGTCGAAGTGGTGGATCTTGAACAGGTCAATCTGCTGCACGAACCACTCGCTGGGCTTGACGTAGTGAGTCCACCGGGACTCATCGTCCGCACCAATGATGGCCATCGCCTTTGCGTACAAAGTCTGCGCATTAGATGTGCCCATGCGAAGCAGCATGTGCAGCACCGGGTAGTCGAACCCGATGTTGTTGAATCCGATCATGCGACTGTTGGTGCTCTTCAAGTACGCAAGGAACTCAACGATCTCGCGACTGTCGTTGCGCTGGTCGCTGATCTCATAGGACCAGCGCAACGGCGCCTCCGCATGTTCCACCGCCAACGTAAACACGTTGGGATAGGTCTCGATGTCGAAGACGTAGTCCAAGGTTTACTGCCCGGTCAGGAACGACGGCAGGCCGGCAAACGGAGCAGCAGGCATGGCGGCTGTCGGGGAAAACATGCCAGCAGGCGCACCGGCCACAGCGCCAAACAGGTTGGACGCATCGACAGCACCCTCACCGAATGGCTTGTCATCAGCAGCGAACTGGACAGCAATCAAGTCGCAGCGGATGCCACGACCATGCTTGTTGTCTTGCAGCCAGGGCTTGACGGCGGCGTTGACCCGGCAACCACCGTACATCTTGCGAGCCAGTTGCTGGTAAGCCATCGAGTTGGTCGGATCGATTGCCTGGCCATCGGCCTGGATCACCTGGGGCTGCGAGTCCCGGCCAGCGGTGATGAACACATTGCCAGCGTAGCCATCGTAGGGCTGGAAAGTCTTCTTGTTGACCTTCTCCTCGCCGCGACCGTAGCAGCGGGTCTTGCGGTCACCCTGGATCATCTGCATGACGGTGTTGGCGTGCTCCTTCCACTTCTCCAACGACATCGCACCGTACTTGGCCATGAACTGCCCAAACCCGGCGTGATCCTGCGCCATGATGAACTCGCAGTTGTACGAGATCCGTTCCTTGCCGGTCAACTCGTTGATCTGGCGCTGCGGCTCGGCCAGGTGGGGGAACGACAGGCGCACACCCGAGAGAAAAATAACATCAGACATTTGATTACTCCAGTTTGATTACAAAAGCCACGAGGGCAGGGCGTCGGCAGCGGGTGCTGCCTCGACTGCGCTAAACAACGGCGCAGCGTTCATTACGACAGCGGGTCGGCTGTCAGATTCAGTTGCAACGGCAAGCTTGCCGGCCATCTTGACGACGTACTCCTGCTCCATGCGCTTGAGTTGGCGCTCGGTCAGTTGTACTTTGGTGCCGTCTCGCTTCTCCCAGGTCAGCTTCTCAGCCTTGGCTGGGCTTACGAGTTTGGTCTCGTAGACAGCGCCCTTGGGGATGCCCATCTTGATGAGCTTCTCGGCGATCTCATCGTCCTGCAACGCCCAGGCGCGAGAACCTCGACCGTTCACCAACTTCAAGCCAGTGATCGCCTGGCCAGACTGCAAACGGCGCAGTGCTTCCTTCTCAACACCCTCGAGCAGTTGGCGCATGAGTGGTGCCGCCTCCATGATTGACAAGATCTGGCCATCGTCCATAATGGACGGATCTTTGTCGGCGCTTTGCTGCGCCACATCGAGTACTGTGGGCTGGAACATGATTCCAATTTCCTTCATTACGTTACTTGCAAGGGCGGCGCATGAGCCCTTCGCCTTGCAAAATTTACATTGACTCTCACCCGGAACCAGCGGTGCGTCCGGTGCATCGACAGCAGCGCCTTCGATGACCAGGCGGTCGACTATAGCCAGGATCTCGCTGATGTCAACCTCGTGCGATGTGATCGCCGGCAGTCCACGCAGCGCCATCTTGGGCTGGATGATAGTCATGCGTACCCGTTTCCACGGATACGGTTCGCCCACATCAGCCAGGGCACCAACAGCGTAGAGTTCAAGCTGCGCGTTGCCCTCGGCCTGCACTGCGCCCATGCCATCCTTGTAGTCCACGATCTCAAGCACATCGGTGCCGTGGATCTGGATGTCCACGGTGCCGCTCATGTCATCCCGAGCAATCAATCGTTGTGGGTCAACCCGATGCTCGGCGATGACCTTGCAGCCTGGTTGTTCAGCAACCCGTTGCTTGACGTAATCAGTGGCAATCTTGACCCGCTGGGCACGATCATCGTCGATAAGGAACGTGCCATCGTCATCCTGCATGGTCTGACCGACCAGTTCTTCAGGCTCCCATGGACCGCTCAAGCAGAACTCGAGCAGGGTATGAGTGTGGGTGCCATCGATAGCGGCTGGGCCAGACCGATCTTCTGGGTACTTTGCTTCTTCCCGGATAGATCCAGGGCACAAGCCCCAGCGATGCCGCTTAGACGGGCTTAGGTTCGCGTGGGTGCTCATAATCAACCTTTGAGTGCTTCCACACCAGCGTACAGGGCACCGTACATCTCGGGCTTGACCTCGTTGATGTTGGCGTACCCCAAACCAACCAGCACACCCTGGATCTGCGCACCCTTCTGCGGACCCAGTGCCTTGTACGATGCCATGACGTAGTCAATCACGCCCTTGCCATCGCTGAACGGGGCGCTAGAAGGGGATGCCACAGCAGGAGCGACTGGCGCAACTACCACCGGGGCCGGTGCGACCGCAGCGGGGATAGCTGCAAAGGTAGGAGGGGCCGGCATGGCTGGCGCCGCTACGGGTGCAGGCGCTTGCGCAACTGCCTGCGCAACCGTTGGCCAGAACGGCGCAGCCTCCGCTGCTGGTGCTGGTACGCTACCCATCCTCGCGGTAAGAGCAATGACGGCGGCGGTGAGAGCTTCAATCTTGAGTTCGAGGGACATACAGTGATTCCTTACGTGGGTTGGGTTGGATTACAAGTCGATCATCAAGAAACGCCTCGATGAGTTCCCGCAAGACATCGGACGGTCTCCCGTACCTTTCTGCCTTGCGGTGGAACGCGGAACGGACACGCGCAGCGACCCTGACGGTCATGTGCGTATCGAATTGTGGGGTGGGTGGCATCGAATTCCTCGCTTGATGGTTGTCATCGTATCACGGTTGCTGTACGATGTGCAACAGGTTCACGCAAACATTCTCAAGGTCTCCATGACAGCACAAGCGATCCCAGTCCCCAACCAGGTGCAGCAGCACCCGGCATCGGTCGATGCGTACATCAGGCATGGTTGGAGCCTGGTGCCCATCCCATCAGGGACCAAGGGACCGCGCACCGCAGGCTGGAACCTCAAGCCCAACGCACTCACCTCCCAGAGCGATCTGCCACCGGGCTACGGCATCGGCCTGGCGCACGCCTACAGTGGCACGATGGCCCTGGACATCGACAACTGGGATGTCACGGCGATGGTGCTCGGCCTGCAAGGGATCAACATCGGGGAACTGTACGCCGCGTCCGATGCAGTGGTCATCGACAGTGGCAGGCTTGGGCACGGGAAGCTGCTCTACGCGATGCCTGCCGGCCTGGCGCTGGCGTCGAAGAAGATCATCGTCGGCGGCGAGACCACTTACGAACTCCGATGCGCGACGGCGAACGGGTTGACTGTGCAGGATGTGCTGCCACCCAGCATCCACCCAGACACCCGGCAACCGTACCGATGGGCAGGGAACGGCAACTGGATGCGCTTGCCGACGATCCCCCAGCCACTGCTTGATCTGTGGCAGGACATGCTCGAGCGTGACAAGGTTCGACAGATCCGCACCAGCGAGGGTGTGGACGCATCCTGGGACGAGATCAACAACGCCATCGAGTGCATTACGCCAAACTGTCCCCGAGACGAGTGGATCAGCATCGGCATGGCGCTGCACTGGGCAGGCACCCAGACCGAGCAACTCGACCAGGGGTTCCACCTGTGGCAACAGTGGTCGGTCCAGAGCGAGGCGAAGTACCCGGGCGACCGCGAGATCGCTACCCAGTGGGCGAGCTTCAAGGTCGACAAGGCAACTGCTGTCACATTGGGGACACTGTTTCACATTGCCCGCCGAGCCGGATGGACCCGACCGATGCCCGATGCCGCATCATTGTTTGGCAAAGTGGAAGTGCCGACAGCCCCCAAGACCATCCTGGCAGGCCTGCGGCCAGCGCCACCCGACATCGATCTGACCCTGTTCCCTGGCATCCTGCAAACCCGTGCTAACGAGATCAGCGACAGCGTAGGGTGTGACCCCCTGGTGCCCCTGTTCGCTGGTCTGAGTGCAGTTTGCGGCGTGGTCGATGCTCAGATCCGACTCGAGTTGATGCCAGGGTTCAAAGTGCCGCCAGTGCTCTGGCTGATGACGCTGGGTGATCCAGCGGATAAGAAGTCACCCGGCAGTCGACCGATGCTGTCCCCACTCAAAAATATCGAAGCAGACGATCGTCCCAGGTATCAGCGCGCTCTACTGGACTGGGAAGGCAAGGAAGCAGCCTACGCCAGCGCCAAGAAGTCCTTCCTCGAGTTTTCAGCCAGCACCGATGCGATGCTTGGCGCAGACCAGGCACCCAGCGTGCCCGACCTGCCACCCCAGCCCGTGCCCATGAAGATCACGGTTTCCGACATCACGTCCCAGAAACTGGTACGCCAGGCTGCCGACCGACCGCGTGGCCTGTTGTGCCACTTAGACGAGATGAACAGCTGGGTGAAGAAACTCACCGACAAGACCAGCGGCGAGGATAGGTCAGCGTGGGTGGTCAGTTACGAGTCGGAACGGTATGAGATGGACCGTGTCGGGGCTGGGTCAATCCATGCCGATAACCTGGCAGTGAGCGTATACGGGAACATCCAGCCGCAAGTGTTCAGGCAGAGCATTGCCTCACTGTCAGCCGATGGGCTAATCCAGCGATTTATCCCTGCGATTCTAAGGGCAGACCGTACCAGGCTGGGCAACCCTGTTCCCGAGTGCCTGACGAGTGCATCAGCGTGGGAACAGACCCTGCGGCTGATCTTTGCGCTGCCAGTGCAGACCTACAGGCTGGCACCCGATGCGTTTGATGCCTATAGGGGGTTCCAAGCATGGTACGAGTCGAGCAAAGCAGACGAGCGACTGCTACAGGCTGGGAACACGTTTATGACAGCGTTCGGCAAGCTCGAGGGAACGGCTGGCAGGCTGGCACTGCTGTTCCACGTTATCGAAGACCCGTTCAACCCGACAGTGTCGGCGAGTGTGGTCAACAGGGTAATCGGGTTCATCCGAGGGTATCTGATCCCAGCATTCCGCTATGCATTCGGCGAAGTGGGAGGGACATCACCCTTCGAGGGGTGGGTGACGGACTACATTTTGCATTATTGCGACCAGTCAGACATTACGCTCTCAGACGTCAAGCGTGGTGCCCGACGTCAACTTGAGGGTGTACCCGCCTGGACTGCTGATCAGTGGGTTCTAGGTGCCATGCAAGGCCTTGAATCGGCAGGATGGGTGGCCAGGATGGATGATGGCACGCGAGAAAACCAGCACTTTGCGAAGTGGGCAATAAACCCGCAGCTCAGGCATCAGTTCAGCGGGCACCGAGCACAGGTCATTGCAGCCAAACAGCGTCAACTTGACGAAATCTACAAACTGAGCACAAAGCAAAAACCCCTAGTGCACGGAGCACTAGGGGTCGGCAGGGTCGACAGCGTCGACAGGAACGACGATTAGGGGTTACAGGTCCAACAGTGCTGCCAGCAGCAGTGCCAGCAGTCCGACGAGGATAGCTGTGATCATTCGGGCACCAGTGCTGCTAGCAGGTCTGGTGCCAGGATTTCGACCAGGCACAGCACTTCCAACAGCTGCACAGCGGATGATGCAGGGGTCCTGGTGCCTGCCCGCCAGTGTCGAAGGGTGAACACTGACACCCCCATTAGTGCTGCAGTCTGGACTTTGTCCAGACCATGCCTGGCAGCAAGACCCCTAAGGGTGTCGATGAACGAGGGTTCATTCATTGTCGAATGCTCCCTTCAGAGCGTGCAATGCATCGGTGAACTCGTCGCAGTCGGTGCCATAGGTCTCATACGCCTGGCACAGTTGCCAGGCTAAATCGAGTTTTTCATCCCGTTCGACAATTTGGGTCAACAGTGCAGCCACTGGCAACCCATCGGCATATGCCAGCCGTTCGGCTTCCACAGGGTCCAGGTTCAGCAGGTTAGCAGTGATCATTTTCAATTCTCCAGGGTTACAGGGTCAATCCGGCTGCACTGGCTGCAGCCAGTGCATCAGACTTGCGGGAAAAGAACATAGGATGCTCTGGCAGGCGCAGCAGAATTTCACCAAACAGGAAAACCCAAGCATTGTTCGGTGTGAGGAAAACCAGGGAAACGATGGGTGTGGTCATTTTCAATCCTTAGAGGGTGAACACCTGGCACCTGCCAGGTGCGAGGGTGCAGGGTTAGACGACAGCGCTGGCACGGGCAATCGGGATCACGCGACGTGAGCGAGCGTCTGCAAGCTTCGCTTTGCTGCCATGAGCGCGAAACCCGATGATCACGGTACGGTCCGACCTGGCACACAGTCCACAGGTCTGGCAAGTGACATCATCACGAGTTTGTGCAGGACAGACGACGATAGTGCGCCCCTCAGGTGTGGTGGTCTTCGAGGGTGTATCCATCGGGACAATGCACACTGTAGGCTGTCCAGTGGCTGCCAGGGTGTCAGCCTCTCCCGCATCATCAGCCGACAGGTTCACTGTGAACCCCCAGTCGGTAGCGTGCTGTGCCCATGCCAGTGCTTCGCTCGATTTCTTATGGGTGTAGGTGAACCCGTTCCTGCCACGGTTCGCCCATACTATTGCACCCAGCTGGACAGGGTCGACAATCTCCCCATCACCTGGCAGGTCACCTGCCACGTTGTGACGCCAGAGCGTGCCAGGGGGCAGGGCTGCAATGGATGCAGCCAGAGCATCGATAGTGCCACCCCTCATCGGCACCTTGTCCCATGACATCCTCGTGTGGTAGTCCTCCGCATAACAATCCGACCGATAGTGCGGGCACGAGGGTGGACAGGTCGACCGTTCACTGTAGGTTACGGGTATCGGTCCCGTCTTGCTGTTCGCTGATTTTGCGACGAAGTGGAATTTCATGGTGAATCCTTACGGTTACGGTTACAGGGTTACAGGGTGATCACTTGAGCATTGTGCGAAGCTCGAGCTTCACAGCCTGAGCGACTGGACCCTTCCACCTGCCAGCGTTCGACAGGAAGTAGAGCACTATGCTTCGAGCATCGTCATGCCCGAATTTATCCCCGATGGTGTCGAGTGACAGCATGGCAGACAGATACGGGATAGCACCGAAATATGGGTTAACCCAGTCGTCACGGATGTCTCGAGCGATGGTGTGCAGTGAGCGCATGGTGTGATCCTTAGAACGGCTTAGGGTTCGACAGCACGGACTCGAACTTCGGCAGTCCGATTCTGTCGACCAGGCTGTCGAGTCCGAGGAGGGCATAGGCTCGAGCCTGTGCCAGGGTCAACCCAGCCGATGACACTGGCATGCCCTTGTAGGTTGCTGTGATGCGCAGCACAAGGGCACCAGTGCCAGGGTGACAGACCTGCCAACTGCCATAGCGCTTCACCAGTGCCAGGCGATGGGTTTGCGTCCCTCGAGTGAACATCAGAGGGGTGTAGGGTGTGGGCACTGGGTCAGAATTGCGCAGTGCCAACAGGAAAGTGGGTTTTTTGGCCATGATGGATCCTTTACGGGTTACAGGGTGAACAACAGGACAAGGGCAGCCCAGCAGCCTGCAAGGGTGCAGGCTGCAAGGATCAGGATTGATAGGGTGCTGGGTTCGCTTTGCATTCGAGTGCTCACTTGGTTACGGGTTACAGGTGCACCTGGCAGGCTGTGCCAGGTGCCAGGGTGACGATCAGCAGATGATGAATTCGGGATGCTTGCTCACACCCAACTGCACAGCGAGTGCGAGCAATTCAGCCTGGTCTGTCTTGCGCATGCTCGAGCGATGGCAGGCTGACAGGATCCTGGCTGCCAGGTCTGGCAGACCGTGGGCGATCGCTTGCTGTGCTTGCTTTGCTTCACGAGTGTTGACTTTGTTCATGGTGATCCTCTGGGTTACGGGTTACAAGGGCTCTCGCTGTGTGCTCGAGTGATTGCATTGTGATCCACTGGGTGCACCCTGTCTGTCGCGTCTGCGACAGCCTGCCCACTGGGTTCAGGGTGTGACAGATGGACAGGATTGCACTGTTTCAAGTTTTGCCCGAGTGCTGTGCGATGAGGGTGTGACAAACGTCCTTAGCTGAGGGGGGTACGATTTCAGGAAAACCAGAATCCTAGTGCTGTTTCAAAAATCATCATTCTGGAAGTCTCGCGCTTGCGGAGACCACTTGTCGCACCCAGCACTTCGAGCGAGTCCAGAGCATCAAAAAGCCCAAGCAAAACCCGGATTCTCTGGATTCTGTCCATCTGTCACACCCCTGCACCCTGCACTTCAACTAGCAGGGTGTGACAGTGTGACAGTGCCAGGCACACCCGCTGGGTGCAGATAACCCGCTGGGTGCAGTGATCCGCTGGGTGCAGGTGATCCGCTGGGTGCAAAATGATCCTTGCCTGAGCAATGATTGCCTAGGCAAGGATGGGGGGGGCCAGGGCCTGCCGCCGGCCGGTCACGCTGGCGAAGGGATCACGAACATTTTTATTTTTTTGCAGCGGCACACAAAAACACAAAAACATGAATTCCATGGTTCTTGCCAAAATGCCAGCAATCCTGTAAGATGCACAGCACTATGGACACAGATCGATCTCAATCCGTAGGCGCAGTTGTCACACCTGAGTGCAACCTCGAACTACCCACTTGGCTCTCTGCGCCTGACCCCACGCCCCCGGCTCGTAGCAAGCCGATGCGCGAACTCGTACTGATGCAGTACGAATCGGTGTTCCCCCGAATCTTGGAAAAGATGTACGGCGGCTCAACCCTCCAGGCTGCGATCGGTGACGACTTCAGGGAGATCGACTCAGGGGCATTTCTTCGGTGGATCAAGAAGGACCCCCAGCGCCAGGTCTTGTACAAAGAGGCCAAGGAGATCAGGACTGAGGCGTGGGCCGGGAAGATCATCGAGCACGCCATCGCAGAGAACACGACCGAGGATGTCCAGCGGTCCACGCTGATCGTCAACACCTACAAGTGGCTGATGGCATCGGACAATCGCAAGGCCTACGGTGAGTCCAAGCAGATCGACTTTGGCGGGACGATCTCGATCACATCCGCACTAGCTGCGGCAAAGACCAGGGTGATCGAGAACGAGGTGATTGATGTGCTCGAGATGGACAACGGTTGATGCAGAAGCCTAAGTACTCGTCGGAAGAAGAGCAGCAACTGATGACT